AAGCCTGGGCAGATTACTTGTTTAAATTTGGTCCTGTAATTGGATTGAACGCACAAATTCTCAAAGACTTTGTGGATTTTACTGCGGCCGGTGCGTTGAAAGAGATTGGTATCAAATATCAGGCACCAGCACCAAGATCAACCCCAATTCCTTGGTTTAACAAGCATGTTAATACGTCAAACAAACAAACTGCACTGCAAGAGAATGAATCAACTAACTATGTTATTGGTGTGATGAGTGACAGTTTAGACTATGAGGAATTGCCCGAACTATGAGAGACTTAATTAATAAAGTAACCGAATCAATCACCGATGATTGGTTTAAAACAGGATCATTTAAATGTGCCAAAGATTCTACAGCACGTGAGAAGTTTGAAATTGCAACTGAACCAGGGACATTGGACCACTTGGAAGGCAATGGTGAGCCACAACACTATCAAGCAGGTTGGTATATTATTACTGGGCCCAAAGGTGAAAAATATAGCCAACCGCCTGAAACTTTCCGAAAGTTAAAAAGAGACAATGGTGACGGAACTGCAACACCCAGAGCTATTCCTAAATTAGCAAAGATAGCAGATCATAAAGGCATAGTCAACACAAGTTGGGGCGAACCATTGCACTACAGCCCGGGCGAAGATATCATTGTGCGCCACGGTCCCAACGACTACGGCGTTGTGAAGAAAGACATCTTTGCACAAACATACAAAAGATTATAAGGAGAATATAAATGAAAGCAATCGTGTGGTCGAAGTACCACTGTCCTTACTGTGATCAGGCCAAGGCCTTGTTACAACAACGGGGAATTCCTTTTGAGGAAAAGAAAATCGGTGATGGATACACCAAAGAAGAATTATTAGAAGCAGTACCGAATGCTCGCACAGTGCCGCAGATATTCTTAGACGGAAAACTGATTGGCGGGTTCACAGAACTCCGACAACATTTAACAGAAAGCGCATAATGGAAATTGGAAAAGTATATACATTTAAATTAAACTCTGGAGAGGAAGTAATTGCCAAGGTAACAGAAGCTGACGGTGCGTCGGTGACAGTAGAAACGCCTGTGAGTGTGGCTCCGGGGCCTCAGGGTATGGGATTGATTCAGAGTTTGTTTACTGCAGACCCTGACCAAAAAATTCAACTAAATATGAATTGTGTAGCAATTCATGGCTTAACAGATGATTCAGTTAGAATGAAATACATAGAAGCTACAACTGGTATCAAATTGCCAGAGAAGAAAATTTTAGTAGGATAATATGCCAGCAGTGCAGAGACAAGGTGATGCTAATTCTCGTGGGGGTATTGTTACCTCTGGCGACAATTCTGTTCTTGTCAATGGCCGTCCTATTGCTACTCCCGGAAGCTCAGTCACACCCCACCCACCGTGTAGCAAAAAAGCACCTCAACACTGCAAGGCCAAAACTGGCGGCGGATCTGGTTCAGTAAGAGTCAATGGCAAACCTGTATTATTAACCGGAAACAAAGATTCTTGCGGAGATTCTAGAGCAGGCGGAAGCCCCAATGTTAGGGCAGTGTAATGTTAGGAATTTTAAGTTCAGTTAATCTCATTGCCGGCGCTGGTATATTGGGCAACATTGGTGGAACAACACTAGCAGCCAATGCCAATGCTGTGTCTAATATTTTAGATTATAACAATCTTTCAGTTATAACTCAGTTTGCTAATGTAGTGTCAACTGGAAATTCTGTGTTATCTACAAATACTGCCATTTCTTTAAGAAATTTAGCCAGCAACACATTTCCTGCGGTAACCAACGCTGTTCCCAGTGACTATATCAGTAGTCTAGGTAATACTCCTGTTGGCGGTCTGACATCTTTGGTCACTACAGAAATCAACAATATAATGGGCAATGGTGATCTTGGAAAATTTGAGCAAGTGCTGGGCTCTGCGCAAGGGCTGGTGTTAACGACCAACCAGTTGATCAACAGTGCAGTAAACGCCAACGATTCTAGTAGTAATGCTACCTACTCCACTTCTGATGACACAATCACAGCAGGGTTAAGTCAGGTCACTCAGGCATTTGAGGCATTCGGGGAAGATTTGTTAAATTTAGGTCTGGCAATTGATTTAAACGATTTGTCTAATTTAGGCAGTCCGCAATCTCTTCTGTCACAGATTTACAGTCAAACATCAGGTAGTGCAGAACTCAACACTGCACTGTTGCAAGCCGGTATACCAAATACAGCATTGGAAAATGTATCGTCGGTGCCCATGACCGACGAACAGCAAAAAATTGCCTATGCTGTCATGAGAGAAATTACAGGCACTACTCTTGCTCAAATTCTAGCATTGTTAAAAGTCAGCACAGTTGGATTGACATTTATGTCTGATCTATTAAATCCTGTAAAGGCATTTCCTCGAAGTTTTAATACATTAACAGCCCCGACTAAAAATGGATTGAGAGGAATTTATATCAATTCTTCGGGCGCAGTTAATACCAATTTAGAGACTGAACTCCCAACATCTGTATTAGCCCCCATACAAGGATATCAAACAGTTCGTAATACTTACTATCAATTACGAAATATAATACCCCCTGACCAAGCTCTGGCAAACAAGGCATTGCAAGCAGGACTTCAACAGGTCAAACAAATTTTTAACTCGACATTGGGATTGACCGGGCTGGCTACCGTTGGGCTAGAAAGCAACAAGGGTTTGAACCTAATTACAGCATTAACAAGTCCTTTGCCCGAAGACGTGAGTAATTACTACAGAAATTCTATGGCATCTGGCACTGGTGAAAATGGCACATTGTTGTTGGCTGATGTTATTGGTTCAGCGGGTGGCTGGGTATTAAATGATGATTTGCCAACAGCAACGCAAGTGCTAACGTCTTTGACATCTAGTGGTGCATTAAATACTTTGACAAGTGGAACCACTGGTGTGTTTACTGTGATGCAAAATGTCATCGATGGTGTATATGGAGATGTTGCAAACTCGATAGTTATACCGGGCGGCTTACCGGGAACCGGCACATACTCAAATGGAAATGTAGCATTCACTGGTCCAGGCACACCAGGTGTGGGTTTATTACCTGCTGCTTATTCTTTGATTGCAAATATTGTCGCAAACAACAGTTCCAATGTGACCAGTGCTAATTCTGCGTGGTCTAACATTGCATCACAGTTGGTTCTTGAAACCACAAATCAAGACAAAGCTGCTATTGTATATGCAGATCTAACACCGGATACACCGCCGATATCATTGGTAACAAGTTTGCCTCAATACGGTTTGGACACTGCTGAGGGAGGTGCAGCTTGGTTGTTTGAAAGTATTGCCAATATCGATTCAATCGGCGGGCAAGCAGTAATTTCAACCATGCGAGAATCCAGAAACTTGCAAAGATTGAGTCAAGCAGGCATTGGTACAGATATTATTGTCAGCGATGCTGGTGTAGAGCCACAGGCTACATTAAGCTCGGGACAATACACAGTTGCCGAAGCTGTGAGTCAAAAAATCATCTAAAAAACGGTTGACCTTTTATTGGAGATCGGGTATACTGTAATTACAGTAAGTAGTAACCCGCAAGAAAGGAGCCCGTAATGCTAAAGTATTACATTTTCCGTATTGAATGGTCCCAAACAGATCACGACATGGTTATCGTGCAAGCCGAGAGCCGTGAAAAAGCAGAAGCGCATCTGAAGCGCAACGGGGAAAACGGCCCCCGCTATGTTAGCTACTACGGGGCAGTTGACAAGCCCATAAAAGTAAACTAAAGTTTACATTTTGTAAACCCCAAAAAGTAATACTTTTGTAGTATTACTTTTTGGTTGACTAAAAATGCCCGATTTGCTATAATATACACATGTTAAAGCAAAAAGCCACCCGCAAGCGCCGTCAAGATACCAAGCATGTTGTTTATGTGATCACTAACACAGTGACACAAGAACAATATATCGGTATCACAGTCTGCGGACAGCAAGTTCGTCGGGCACTGAAGATTCGTATGCAAAAGCATATCCGCCGTGCAGTTACTGAAAACAAGAACTGGGGTCTGTGCGAATCGATTCGTGAACACGGTGTCGAGGCATTCACTTACGGCATTGTTGAATTTGTGCGCGGACGCAAGCCAGCTCATGCCCGCGAGCGTGACTTGATCCGTGAATTTGCACCTGCACTCAACACACACTAAGGAGTCAAAATGACAAAATTTTTTCGCACATCGCTAGATGACAAAATGGATCAAGGAATTGATCGTATTATAGAGCAACTGCAAGCCGCTAAGAATGCTCGAACCTACTTGCAAAAAAGTGCAGAAGTGGGTAAAATAGCAGAACAGTGCCGGGAGTATAGCGACTCTTGGACTGATCGAATTTACGACTACATGGATTAAACAATGATGAACAAAGAAATTGAACTCCGGCCCGGCGAAGGCAACTATTACTGGGCTATGACCTTTCATTGGATTGTGGTTGCGGTTCTAATTGTGCCAGTATTTGTGACATTGCTGATTGCCATTGTGAATCCGCTGTGGTTTCGGGACGACATGTTCCGTTGGGTGGAAAGTGGTGTCAACAAACTCAGCCGTTGGCGTAACTACAAAAAGTATCACATCTACTTGGGCACTGATCCCAAACTGTGGCATACGCTCAAAGGCGACTTGCAGTGACATTCCGAGAGTGGCTAGAATCACTGTCACCGCCCAAGGACTATAAACAGTCTGCTGGGTCCGATGTTGCTGACAGCATTGGTTTGATGGTGATTATGGCCTTGCTAATACTAGTGGTTTTAATGTAATACTTGAGTATTACATTTTGTAACCCCGAAACCCGCCAGTTTGTGCGGGTTTTCATTTGGTTGACCGAATATTCCCATTTTGCTATAATATAAGCATAGTAAGAAATAAGGAGCCGCAAATGTTCAACGCAAAACAAACCCGTTTGATGAACACCCTGGGCATTGTCAGCGACAAAGATCGCTACGATGCCTACGAAGCCTATTGCGAAATAGCCTGTGAAATGAGTGCCGAAGGCATGAACGCAGGAACATTCGCTGATTATTTGGAACGCAAGGTTGCTGTTGCGGCTTACCTTGCTCAACGCAACAATGCAAAAGCCCTGGCTGTTTAAGGAGAAATGAAATGAACAAACGAATTCAAGAACTATTTGTTAAAGCATACGGTTATGTCCCTCTCCCCATTGAAGACCATGTATCACCGGAAATGAAAAAGTTCGCCGAGTTGATGGTCATCGAATTCACTGAAACTGTGAAGCAAACTGCCAACGAACTTGCTGAATCTGGATTCCGACAAGGCCAGTCAGAGGAAGAAGTTATGAAAAGTGTCAACGGTGCGTTGGCAGTGCTCAAAGGCATTATTGCCAAGTTCGGAGATAAATCATGAACTATATCAAACCAGAAGATATCAAATCGTATGTCGAACAAAACCCAACAGGTGTTGCTGGCATGAGTGAGGAATTGGCTCAAATGGTAAATCATTTCGCCGAGTTGATTGTTCAGGAATGTATTGATGTCATCGATGCGACACACGGTAGCAAGAAATTATTGCGACCAGACCCGTATAAGCAGATTGTAGATAATATTCAAGAACATTTTGGAGTTGAATGATGAACGAACGAATTGAAGAACTTGCTGAACAGTCTTTTTTTGAAACTGAATACAATAACGCACAAAATCTACCTGAAACAATGAAAAGATTCGCTGAGTTGATTATTCAGGAATGTGCCCAGGTGGCCCATAACACACAATATAAACACAGCCCTGCTCATACTGTAGGCGACTGTGCTACCGCGATTAAAGAACATTTCGGAGTTGGTATGAGCACGGAAGATAAAAAGACCCTAATTAAAGAACTATTGGGGGTGAAAAATGATTGACTACCACGAAGCCGTAAAAGAAATGCATAAAGGCAATGTAGTAAAATATATTGGCACCGTAAATGGCAATGTAATGACCACAAAAGGTCGCTCTTATTGTATGTGTCGTGGAGTTATATTTGAATACCGCGACGGTAATGCGGCTTACAAAACATCGGGCAGAATGGTCTACGACCCAGACTTTCGCTACGAACTAACTGGCGAAACTGTAGATCCGCGCTACTGGCCCACTAAACCAAAGATCTTCCCAACCCCAAGAGTTTTGGATTCAGAAACAGTGTCAAAACTGGGCTACAGCAGAATCGGAAGGAACAATGTATGAGCCCAAATGAACTATACAACGAATTATGGGCTAAAATCCACGATTTAGTGGATAGTGAGTTAGCAAACGCCGACCCGGAAACAGAAGAATATGTCCGGGAAAAACTCAACGAAACCTTTAGATTTTGGCGTAGGGAAACATAAATAATTTACTATGACAAATAAATCTATCCGCGACTATATCAATCTTATTGAAAACGCCCAGCGTGAAGAAGTAGCAGAGGACTGGACTAAACTGCCCAACGGCAACTACAGAAACATGCACACAGGTGTTGTATCATCTAAACCTCCTGTAAAGAAAAAACGAGGTGAAAAGACCGGAGCCGAATGGGACGCAATAGAGAAAGCAAAGAAGGATAAAGAGCAAAGTCTCGCAGAAGAGCAAGTAGAAGAATCTACCCCGGACGCAATGGGCAAAATTGACGAACTTTTTAGAGATCGTTAAACTCACAACTCCAGCCCTTGTGGGCTGTTTTTTCTCCCCGGGCAATAGCGGCCATAGCACCTTGGTTTAGCCCGTTTTCCTTACAAAACCTCAACAAATTTATAATATCAAACACTTGCCCTGCAGGGTCAAAAACTCTGTAGGACTTGCTTCTTTTGATACGGCTCTCCTCGCTTTGCTTCTTACCTAAATTTACTGCTCGCAAGTGTTGTTTCTCTTCTTCGGTTCTGCGTTTCTTGCTGTTGGCTTCACTAATCTTTCGTTTAGTTTCTTCTGATGTAGGACCGCGTTTTTTGCCTCGATTGGCACTGCCTAATTTCCAACGAGTTTGAGCATCATAGCCACGCTGTCCGTCGCCACCATAACTTTGATTGTATCCATTGCCCTCATCTACATGACTGCTGTGCTCACGGATAAAATACTCTTCCATGACATTGTGGCAGTGATCTTCGTCTAAACTCTGATAAATGATTTCGCTGGTAAAATTGTCCCACCCGTATTTGCGTAAGGCATAGTAAAATGCTGTTTCTAAGTTAGGGTAGCGACTGCGATGGCTACGCAAACGGGCGGGAAAATCCCCGGTAAACCCAATGTAATACTTTCCGTTTACTTTATTACAGAATCTGTAGATGGAGTATGTTTGCATAAAAGTATTTAGTTGGAGACCTTAAAATTGTGCAAAAATGTTGACCAATAATTGCTATTTTGCTATAATAGTGGCATACAAAGCAAAAAGGAACTCATTATGACAATGCCCGCTGGAAAATATCTAATCATTGACTTGTGCTATGTCATGCACCCTGAATGGACTGAAGTTTGCAGACTGTTTTTCCCTGCTGATGCTCCACCTAAAGGTGTGGAAGGTGAGTTTACACTTGCTGACGGTCGACGTTTTGCCAGTTTTGCCACAGCCTACGGCGATGGCGAATACCGCTCAAGCATCAACACCAGCCACTCAGTAGACTCAGGCTCTATTGGTTGCATCCGTGTGGAGGACATTCGCGACAACCAATACACACCTGAGTTCTTAGCCGAGCTCGGTGCGTTTATAGAATTTGATCAACCCTTTGAAGTCAGCAACGATCAAGGCATGCTGACATTTGGTCATGTGCAGATCGAAACTGCTGGCGGTTACGACGAAGAGGAAGAAGATTGTTTTAGCGAAGAGGAGTAAATCATGCCTTGCCAAAGTTATGATGACAACTGGCGTTCGTATGATAGCGATCGCGACAAAGTAAAAGAACTGAAAAAGCAAGCCGACATGCTGGCACGTATTGCCTGCAAAGCATTGTCCGAGCTTGAAGAAAACAAAATTGAGGACATGCTATTGCTACGAGACGACGAAGTGCGCCAATGGTGGCAAAAACACAAAGAAGATGACCGCAAAGCCAAGGAAGCTCGCGAAGCAAAGGAACGCCGTACAGCAATCAAAAAGGCCGCACTGGCCAAACTCAGCGAAGAAGAGCAAGAGCTTTTGGGTTTAAAAAAGACAAAACGCAACTCAGCTCCAATACCAAGTTTCCGCATTGGGTTTGACGACGAGGACGAAGAATGAACCGAGTTATACGAGATGGCCTTGTGGCAGTATTGTATTCACCGGGCTATGGTGCAGGCTGGTCAACTTGGGCTGACCCGGAAATCCGCGAAGCGGTGATGTTTGATCCTGCTATGGTCGAATTGGTAGAGCAAGAGAAGTGGGAAGAACTCCGGGCGTTTCTTGCTCTCAAGTATCCAGGATTTTATTCTGGTGGTCTAGAAGATTTGCAAATTGAGTGGATGCCCCAAGGCACACAGTTTATTATAAATGACTACGATGGCAACGAGAGTATTCAAAAACGAGATACAACAGATTGGATCACAGCATGAGAGCAAGATGTAGTATTGTTGAACGCGATGAAAAAAACAACATTGTGTTCTTGCGTGACCTGTCACCCTACGAAGGCGGGCCGACGATCACAAACGATGCTGAAGGGGTCGTGGACTATTACCGTTCAGTCTACGGCAATCGTATTCGAATTGTTTACTTGGACACGGATGGGGAGTGGTGGGAACTTGTGTGGTCAATTGATCTTCGCGGCACTGATGTTGCATATAAACCCTGGTATGGCTTGGTGTGGGATAAACTTTCAAAGGTGGAACAATGAACGAACGAATTAAAGATTTTGGAAAACAAGCATATGATGCCGGTACTGGGATTTGGCCTATCAATAGCAAAGCGTGGTATGAAGTGTATAACACAACATTCGCCAAGTTGATTGTGCGGGAATGTGCTGGTATCTATGACAAGATTGACAATGGTAATTTGCACATGGGCACTGACAACTATCTTGAAGCCTTGCAAAAACATTTCGGAGTTGAACAATGAAAGCAGTAGGATGGACTAACAAAGATGGAAGTGTGCATTGGTTGCTGGCGCCCCCAGCCGAGGATACCACGCTGTTTGTGCAAGTGCCAAAAGTAGAGGAAGATCTGGGTGAGCCCATTGGCTACACACTGGAACCAATCTATGCACCGCGGCCTGGCTACGTTACTACACAGGCATTCGTTTTGTGTTCAAGTTGTGGCGGCGCTGTGTCCTCAACAGGTGGCCCACGATACAATGCTCTATGCTTGAAGTGTATTGACAAGTTAGATGTTTTCAACAAATTGAGTCAATAATGGGATATATTTACATCTTGATGATCTGGACTGTGGTTGGCGTTGGAGATGCCAAGGGTTCTCCCACAGTGGTCAAATACGATTGGCGACCATTAGGTGAGTTTTACAATTCTCCTGATGCAGGTAAGACTGCTCTGGAAATGTGCCAAGATGCTGCTCGCCAACTTTCATTGAAGTCCGATGCCTATCGTTGTGTGAGATCAAAATGAACGCAGAAAAAGAAAACACATTCCGCGCACTGAAGGATCTGCCTTTGCTGGCCACACATCAGTGGTGGTGCAGACTTGGAATCCACGCCTGGTTGCCGTGGAAAGATCCAGTTAAGAACCGTCGCGGTGCTTACGATTTTGTTGAACAGTTTCGTATGTGCGGCCACTGTAACAAAGCCGAGCGGCGACAAATGTCCAAGGACTAATATGACCAATCTAACCTATTACAAAATTCGCAAGAAGTCGGATCCCACACAGTTCCGCAAAGCTGACGGCTCATGGAATACTTCGGGCAAAGTGTACGACACACTAGGCAAACTTCGTGCTACAATCACTAACAAGATGAATAATTCATACACAAGAGACGAGGTTCAAGCCTGGGAGTTTGTTGAATACGAAGTTCGAGTCAAAGAAGTCAAACAATTGATTGACATTGTCAAACCTGAAAAAGTTTGGGACCTACTAAAAAAGTAATACTCAAGTATTACAAAAACCCTACAGTTTTGCGGGTTATGCCAGTTGACCAATAAATCCCAATTTGCTATAATATAGGCATAGTAAGCAACAAAGGAGCCCAGCGTGAAAGTTCAAGAAATCAATTCTGCAATCATTTCCGGCATTTACACCAACGATGATCTCAACTCAATTGCTGATGCATTGAAATATGCTCGTGCCCAACTTTCTAAAATTAATCGTCGTGCTCTTATGCCCGGTGATACTGTAAAGTTTACCAACAACCGCAATGGTATGACTTACGTGGGCACTGTAAACAAAGTCAAAATCAAGTTTGTTCTTGTGCGCACCAATGCCGGACTGTATAATGTTCCTGCTAACATGTTGGAGGCAGTATGAGTTTCCGTGCATGGTGCCAAGAGATGTGGTTTGAGCATTGTGCTGAACTAGACGCATATGGATTGCCAGTGTCATATCAGTCTGGGGACTACTTTCGCAAATTCAAATACTGGCTCAAACGTGAATACCGTCATCAACAAGGAGCAAAATAATGGGTCTCGACATGTATGCTTATGTGGCCGCTAAATCTGGTCAACAACAAGAATATTGGGAACAAGATGCTGACGCAAATACAGTGTCGCAACCTCGCGAGATTGCCTACTGGCGCAAACATCCTAACCTGCATGGTTGGATGGAAAAACTTTGGATCCGCAAACTTGCCGCCGAAGGCAAGACCCCAGAAGAGTCGGACTGGGGATCGAGTTTCAATGGTATTGAGTTAGAACTCACAGCCGAAGACCTTGACGAACTGGAACGTGCAGTGACTCATGCGCAGTTGCCTAGTACACAAGGTTTCTTTTTTGGCGACGGCGCAGATGATCACTATCGCGAAAGTGATTTGGCTTTCATCAAGAACGCTCGTGCTGAGTTGTTCTTTGGTTTAAAAGTGTTTTATAACTCTAGCTGGTAAGGCAGTAAATAATGAGTGAACTTAATTTCACAGACACAAGGTTTGAAGGTATTGTGAGCGCAGGTTGGATCCGTGATCTTGAAAGCTCTGATAGCCGTATTCACAAAGAAAAAGTAATTGAAAAAGCACTGATGGCCGCCAAACTAGGTTCAGCAGATGCCCAGGCCTTTCTCTTTAACTGCTATCAGGCATACAACCCTTCCTACACTTTCCATGTTCGGCAGGTTGCCGAAGTGCATGGACAGAGCGGAAAGCCCAACGCATGGCCGCGTTTTTGGGCGCTGTTAGAAAGCCTGCGCACTCGTAGCGTCACTGGTGATGCGGCTCGCCAGGCTATTGAGGATTGTTCTACTTTGTTCAATGATGAAGAATGGAACACAGTTTGCCGCCGTGTCATTATCAAAGACCTGCGTTGCGGCATCAGTGAAAAAACAATCAACAAAGTTGTCGGCAAAACAGAATACAAAATTCCTGTGTTTACTTGCCAGTTGGCGCAAGATTCTACAGACCAACCCAAGAAGCTCACAGGCATCAAACGTCTTGAGCCCAAGCTGGATGGCGTGCGTGTGTTAGCAGTTGTGCAAGGAATGAACGTGAGTTTGTTCAGCCGCAACGGTAAAGAGTTCCAAAACTTTCCGCAAATTGCTACTAGCATCGCAGTCAATCGCGCCGCATTCCAACGCAACTTAGGCTCAGGTGGCCGTTTTGTGCTTGATGGCGAAGTCACTGGCGAGAGCTTTCAAAAGCTAATGAAGCAAGCTCAACGTAAGTCTGATGTTGAAACTGATGGCATGATTTACAACATCTTTGACATTATCCCACTGGATGACTTCCAACGTGGATATTGGAACGCACAACAATACAAACGTTTTGATATCTTAGAACAGGCTCGTAACCAAATTGACGAAGAGCATACTTTTATCCGTATTGTTACGGGACTAGAAGTGGATCTAGACACTGCCGAGGGGCATGACGTTATGCAACGGTACGCTGAAGATTGTGTTGCCGAAGGATTTGAAGGTATTATGATCAAAGCAGTGGACGCTCCGTATGTGTGCAAACGAGCAGATTACTGGATGAAATGGAAACCCACTATTTCAGTTGATTTAAATATAGTTGGTTTCGAAGAAGGAACTGGTCGCAATGAAGGCCGGTTGGGTGCTATAATTTGCGAAGGAGAAGACAATGGACGGCGTATTCGTGTTAATGTTGGTAGTGGCCTTAGCGATAGCGATCGTGATGAGTATTGGACTGCCCGGGATGACTTACTTGGTCACTTGGTTGAGGTGCAAGCAGACGCAGTCACACAAAACCAAGACGGAACATACTCGTTGAGATTCCCAAGATTTTTGCGCTTTCGAGACTTTGAAGCAGGTAGTAAACTATGAAAATTGGACTGAGTTACAGTCGTTGTGTGCGAGACATTGTGGATGGTCGAGTAGACCCTGAAGATGTGCTGGTGGTTATTGCCCGCACAGACTTCGATCCCAGAGTGGATGAGCAGTGGGACAATATCTGGCAAGGCTATACCGGCGGCCATGGGTTCAATGCTCGTGAGTGGTCCGACTACGACGAGGATCGCAAAGAAGATTTTCGCAATGCCAGCATTGACCTTTGGGCCGCAGGCAAGTTACATCAACCACGCCAGTTTGGTGCCCACGCTCGTCGTCTGCCTTATCACTGGTTGGAAACTGTGTTACCCGATGAGGAACTAGAACATCGCCCAGCAGTAAAAGATGCCTGGGATCGATTCCAAGTTATTTCCGGACTTGCTAACACATCGTTGAGAGCACACCATGAGTAAACAAATCGGACCACTCACAATCGATGGCGAAACTGCTGATCGTATCACTGTGCTCACACTCAAAGAACAGAGAAAGTATCTCAAAAAAGAACTAGCAGATCACAAAAAGGGTGAATATCTGCACCCCGAAGATGTAGTAAAAAATGGTGAACTGATCAAGCACATGGATGCGTTGATCAAATACTTTGGTGAGTAAATGAAAAAGATTTTCTACGAAAAAGTTGGGCGTCGATACCGGCCAGTCTACGAGTATGACCAAACACTAATGGATGCATTTCCCAAAGGCACACATCTTGTGATGTGTTATCCCGGTGGCGAAAGTCGTAGATTCAATATTGATCCTAACTATGCAGCCATGATTGCCGCAGGACGTGTTGCCGAAAATGCTATGACTGATGCTATTCGTGGAGCCAGTGAAATGCGTCCACAAAAGAATCCTATTACTCCGGGGCAAAAGGCTGCATGGGAACAGTTGGCTCGAGAGTTTGGCGATGAACTTGCTACGTTGAATATTAACTGTGCCCGTGATATTGCCGAAGCAGGATTAAAAGCCTTGCAAGCGGAAGCCGATAAATTGATGAAAAACGCAAGTGTGCGTCATGCCTATGAACAGTTCTTGTTAGTATGTGAACTCACAAAGGAAACCCAATGCCAGAAGTTTTAGTAGAAACCTATGTTGATGTAGACTTAGATGACTTTGACACAGAAGATCTAGTTGAAGAGTTAGAAAAGCGTGGTATGGGCATGGAGGTTGGCAGTGAAACTGGCACTGAACTGCTTACTGCGATATATCAAAAACGCCGACTGGGACAGGACTACCAACGTGAATTGGATGAACTGATCTATCTCGGTATTGGGCGGATTGTGTAATGGCATACTCTGTAATTGATAATTCAATGTCGCTTGCAGATTGGCAAAAGCAAAACGTCGATGTTGAATATCGATTTCATGAGCCCAACTCTACTGCTACAAAATTTTATCTAGGCAATGATGAAATGTTGCGTATTGCCGAAGATGGCTTCTATGTTCGCGGAAAGAAGATCCCCCAGGATGACAAAGAAGCAGAAACTGTGTATAATGCTTTTAAACAATGGCTCGCTTGGGCCAATCTGCAACAACAGAGGTAATATGACTGACCAAAAGAAACCACTCAAAATTGAATTTGCACCTGGTGCATTTGACCACTTCGAAGGAACGCAAGAAGAACTTGATCAAATGATGAAGGAAGTTATAGACATGCTTTCCGACATGACTCCGGAAGAACTAGCAGAAGCAAGCAAGCCCATTGACTGGGATAATCTTTCAGAAGAAGAACATGCCGTCCTTGAACGTGCTTTGACTCAAGAACCCAAAAATTTACACTAAGGAAATACCATGGCAACAGTTGAAGAACAAGAAAAACTTATGGAAGTTTTAAAGTTCACTCCACGCACCTACAAGATTCGATTGTGGGGTTATGGCGGCGAGTATGTGATGGGCACAGTGGATCGCAAGATCTACGATTACTTCCGTCGTCGTCGCCTGGATCTTTCTGAGTTTGCTTGGGACTCAGACTATGCGGATGCCAATAACATTCCCGAAGACATGTGGCCATTTTATCCCG